CAACCAGCTTGTAGCCGTCTGCCACAGTCCAACAGGCCCGACACTCTTTGCCGTAGGGCGCTGAGAGGTTGGGAACCTGTGCCATGTTGGGGCTGTTGTGTGTCATGCGGCCTGTAATAGTTCCGTTTGGATTGACAAAGCCACGCACACGATCATCGTCATGGGCCTCCTCAAGCCAAGAAGACACCTGTGCTATTCTCTTCTGAAGTAGAAGGTACTCAGCAATCAGAGTGGCTTCTGGAATATCTTTAATCTTACTGAGCGTAGACTCATCCACAATAGGCTGGCCCGTAGGCGTAAACCTCTGTGGCTTCCAGCCGAAGTCGATAAGGTACTCGCCTATTTGTTTGCGTGAGCCAAGATTGAAAGGTACTTCTTCAATCCGTACAGCCTTACGCTTGATTGCAATCTCTTCATATTCTTCTTGGGTCAAGCGGCTTTTCTTTTCTGAGCCTTGGATGAGGCCCATCTTAGATAGCGCACCTGTCTTGGTGAAGTGTGGTAGAAGAACAGTTTTAAGTTGCTTAGGCCTGAAGGTCTTCTGAACCTCACGCTCCACTTCCTTGAGCCGGTCAGTCAGTTCAGCAACGAGGAGTGTCGCGGCTTGTACATCAAGGAGAAAACCATGTTCTCTTTGCTCTGCAATGATCTTTAGTGTCTCATGTTCTAGCACTACAGACTGACGGCTAAAGCCACGCGACTCGACCTTTAGATTATTAAACATCTTTGCATTGAGTACCGCATCATTGCGACAATAGTTCAGCATCTCTGGAGAGTACTCGCCAAACTCTTTGTGATCTATTTTCTGAAGACCAATCCGATAACCCCAAGACTCAAGGCTGTGTCCACCCTCGCGTGTTGGATTGAACAGGCGAGACAGAACCAGTGTATCCACGATGGCGCGGTTCTCAGTAAGATCAACATTGTGTATTTTCTTTATGGCTGGTAGGTCATAACCAATGATGTTGTGACCTATCAGTTTGTCGGCATTGGAAAGATGGGCTAGGCCCTGAACAATTTCAGTAGGCCCAAACGTCCTTGTCTCTCCAGAGTCGGGATCAACAGCCGCGATACACCAGATCTTTGTAGGCTCTAGGCTGTCTGCTTCTATGTCAAAGACAATACTTTTCATAGTTCTATTTCTTCTTGCTCTTCTATTTCCATTGAAAGTTCATTGAGCCTACCACTGTCCTTGTCATAAAACAAGTGTGTGGCTAGACCAACATCGCCTGTGTATCTAGACTTTAGTACACGGACTCTTGTGGTGCTGGCTTCAATGGGATCTTCTGCTTGCTGGTTACGCTCTAAAGATATAACACAGTCAGACAACTGGGCAATGCTTTGTGATCCGCGAAGATGGTTGAGTCCTGTTTCAATACCATTCTCATGTCCACGATTACCATCAATCCTTCTGAGGTGTGACACAAGTATCAGGCCCACACCTGTCTCTTCAACCAGCGTTCTGAAGTTGTGCATTATAGAATCTATATTGCGGCGTTCATCACCATCGGTTGTCATAGACAGTAGCATATGCAAGTGGTCAAAAACTATCCACTTACATTCAAGGCCCATTGCCATGAAGCGTAGCTTTGAGAAGACACTATCAACATCATTCATGCCAAGGTGTGCGTGGACAAAGACACGGTTCCTGTTCTGCCCATCATAAAGAACATTAAAGAAGTTGTCGATTTCTTCTTCACTAAACTGAGCGCGAACACTATCAATGTGCAGTCGAGCATTAGCCTCAATAGATAAGATACCATCAACAGTCCTACGCCAATCCTCTTCAAGAGCAATGACACCTACCTTGTCGTTGGTGTTTGTGATGAGCCAGTGTTCAAGCTCGCGGGTGACGCTGGATTTGCCAAGACCTGTACCGCCGGTCAGTGTGATTAGCTCACCCTGCCTCAAGCCCTCCAGCTTTTCGTTTAGTCCCTGCCAAGGATAAGGAACAGATTCCTTACGCTCACGCTTCTTGTAGTTCTCGCGCTCTTCACTGACGTTTAGAATCCCAGACGGCGTGTAAAGTTTTGAAGCCCACCATGCAGTGACGTAAGCTTTGTGGTGACCCAGCTTGAGCATCTCGTTAGGGTCTTTGAAGTCAGTAGGGAGCGTAAGTATCTTGGCCTTTCCGGGCTTGATAATACGCGCCACTTTCTTTGCGGCTTCTCTTCCGGGCTTGTCGTTGTCGAAAGAAATAACCACCGTATCAAACGATTCAAGGAATTCAAGATTTTCTTGAACGTCTTTGACTGCACCCTGCGCTCCATTCTTAACAGATACAACCGGCCATTTACTCCCCAGAAGTTCGTATGCCGCCATAGCATCACATTCACCTTCAGTGATCGTAATGTATTTGCCACCCGCCTGCGCGATCTGCTGACCAAAAAGGCCAGTTCCCTTGGCAGAACCGATCCAATTAAATACTTTATTTTCTCGACGTATTTTAGTAGCGACTTCTTCATTGTTTATGTACGCAGGATAGTGGTGTTCAATGATTTTACCCGACTCGTCTTTGACTGATCGGACTCCGTATTTCTTTGCAGTCTCTAGTGAGATTGAACGATCTGTTAGTGCGTGATAGAAGGTTTGGTTTTGAGAGAAGGGTGCGTTGTCGTTGTTTCTTTTGAAGCTATTAAAGTCTGCCACGTTGCCTCCCATTGCAGATTCATAGTCCTTGAAAAATGTTCCACAACTAAAACATTTTGCAGTGCCATCTGAATTTATGGAGACAGGATCACTGCCTCCACATTCAGGACAGGGCTTGTGGTACGCCACAAAGTCGCCCATTGTTTAGTCCTCCGTTTCATCGTCCTCGACTATAGCAAGATCCTCTAAGTACTCCTGCATCTTCTGGTGCAGTGCGACTGCCGCCGCTTGAGCAATAGTAAGATCAGATTGAAAATTATCTATGCGCTTTTGAACGGTTGCTAAGAGTTGGAATGTTGCCTGACCTTCGCCAGACAACAACTCAACATCATAGGTCTTGTCCTCATGTGTATACCGCCACATCAGAACTCGCTCCCATCATCATCGCTGTCGAGTACTTCAAACTCAGCACCGTCTGGGCTTGCATACTCGACAAGCTCAAGCACTTGCATAGCCTGAAAGTCCAAGCCCCTGTACATAGTACCATTCCAACTAGACTCCCACTCCTTGTACTGCACTCGTACCTTTGAGCCATTGCCCACGCTGGTGTTTAGCGGTTGCTTGTTGCGATCCATCAGCTTGGGTGCAGAGTTAGGCTGACCGTTCTTGCCAGTAACCTTGCGCTTGATAATAAGGGCAGGCCCCTCGTCCATATCCTTAACCTTGAACCCGCGTGAACGAAAGTCATTGGCGACTTCCTCATCGACCACAAGGTTCACGGTGTAGACCGGGGTGTATGTTGTGTTTGGTGTGGTCACAGATGCCCACATTGCTACGCCTTCAACAATAGCCATAGTATATTTCTCCTAAGCTTTATTAAAAAGAAAGTTAATGTACAACGGGATACAGCCATAGACATAATCTTCGGTCAGTCGCTCGCCCTCCTCTTGCGCTTGCCGCCTGATCCAACCAATCATATCAGTTACTGTTTTGTAATTGGGCATACCACTGCCCAAGGTTAAAACAAAAGCCTTACACAAAGTATCTTCAATGTCATAGTCAGACATGATTAATAGTCTCCTGTGAGTATGGTTTGTTTTACTAGGTCTAATAAGAGATTAAACTTTTCCATCTCTATATCAGATACTACCCTTAAATCCTCACCCGTATCAACAATAAGAATAAAGGGGTATCTAATTTCTTCATCGTTAGCTTGGTCTTTAAGATTTTGAAGACCTTCTAAGACTTTATCATTTAAAGTTTTCTTAGTACTTTTATTAAAGTTTCCTTGTATGATTTTCAATTTATATCTCCAAGTCCAAAGACTTTAAAGGTTGATTCTAGCACGGATCGGGGCGGGTGTCAACCCCCTCCCACAACATTTGTCAGAAGCCCACCAAGCAACATTATGGAGGCGACCACATTAATCATGATGATGGCACGATCTTTCCACATGAAGCCAACCACAGCCCACAGCGCAGTGCCTGCAAAGCTCAACAACATATCATAAACCTGAAGCTCTGGTAGGCCTGTGCTTCTCATGGATATGGCGACCAGCATCCAGATACTAGCGATCCATTTCAGATACCAATCAATAGTGCCTTTTGGTGTTGCACTCTTTTGAATTCGGGTGCTGTGAACAATCTCATCAACAGAATATTCTTTCCCGTCATCAGTGATAATTGTTTCTCTCATTCTTCAAGCTCCTTGATTAGCCAACCAAGATAGACCTGAGCCTTTTTGAGATCTTCTAAACCATTCTTGTATTCATACCTCCAAAGGTATTTCAGGCAGTTGCCCTTGAGATAACCCTTAAATTCTTGCGGGTGCATCGAAGCACTGATTGCTTCTATAGCTTCTATAGCGCCCTTGTTGTAGTGGTCTGGTTGAGTTACAGGGTTATGTTTATCTTGCGGATGATAAAGCTTTCCGGTTATGGTTCTGGATCTGGACTTGTCCCATTCTTCAGGGGTTGCATCATCAATGCTCATAGGTATCCTCCATCTTTGAGATACTGCCCGATTATAATACCAATAGAAAAGAAAGTCACGATAACTAATGCACTTAAATATTCGGGAGATGCTTTAATTAACAACCAAGTTTTTTTCAACATAAAACCTCCATAATTTTTCAATGGGATCTAAACTGTCTGCGTTCATTACAAACCTTTCTCCATAGCCAAAGTCTTTTTTGTAGGCTTTTTCAAAGAAAGTTTTTCTGCCAATACAGCCGTGTAGTTTTAAGATTTCAGGATCATCAGTTGCGCCATAAAGAACTGCAATCTTAGCCGCAAAAGATTTTTCAGTGTCAAAGATTAGGGGGCCATCAGTATGTGAGCTACACTTAACATCTACTGATGTTTCACCCAACCAAAAATCTATACCTCCATCAGACAAAACATTTACAACGGGCGTCGGTAAATTAAATAAACGAGCAAATAAAAACTCTGCCTTGAAAGCAAGTATATTATTTTTAGTTCTCGTGTCCATGCCTTTTTTGTCTGTCATTCTTGGAACAATGCCCTGCATTTCACAAAGCCTAACTGTGTCCTGTCCCATTAGAATAGAATCATGGTGATCTTTAGCGGTTAGTTTGAAGTACATTTGTCCACCTCATAGGCCTCCCTTTTCTGAGCCAATCGTCTGCTTTGTGTTTATAGTATACACGGTACGCCAGCACTGCACAGTCACGCTTGCATTCATCGGGCATACATTGCGGCGGGTCTTGGAAGATACCATCGGGTAAATTTTCTGGGTAGATTTTAAGCGCATCAATATGATCTTGAAATGACTTATGTACTTTTCCATACCTATCTTGATACTCAAAACACAAAGCTCTAAAGTGTTCAACTAACCATTTGTAATTACTACGATTACTCCTAGCCCATACAGCACTAGGATGATTCTTATGTGTTGCGCGGTACGCAACTTGATTTAAGTCAAGCTCAACATGAGCAGTGCTAAGTAACTGCGCTGTTTCTAATGGCATCTTAACTATATGTTTATCACACTGCATTCTTGCGGCCTTCTCAGGATCGCGTGATAGATAAAAGATATTCATGTTAGTCTCCGTGATCTGTCCAGTGATAGTCAGCTTCTGCTATATACTCATCGACAAGATCAAGTATATAATCAGTGTTGACCCAGCTAGTGATATCAACTCCACGCGATTTAACTGAAACGATTTCAACTAAGTTCTCCTCGTCACCATGATGTACAAACTCAATCAAAACATCCGTTGTCATCCAAGGGCAGTCAAGCTCTGCTTCCATGACTTGATTGCCATACATACTAGCTGTTCCCATGAAACACCTCCTGATATTCAACCATATATTCTAATATTCTGA